CATTCTTAAGAGAGGCTGCGTTAGCCTTAACTCCTTCAAATAGATTATGCTTAAGAAGCATCTCATATAGACGAGCTTGGTCTAATTGAACCATAGCCGTCTGAAGAACGTTTGTTTCATTACTGCTTAAAGCGTAGGCTGATTTAGCCACTGGCTTTGAAGATTTCTTAACAGGTTGGGATTTAGGAGCCTGCTCCTCCTCTTCCTCAGATTCTTCTACTTCGCTAAGAATTTTTTCTAGCTGGGCATCGTCTGGGACGTTGCTTTGTTCAAATTCCGACGACTCGTCGTCAGAGAATATGTTTTTCATAATTCACCTCTAATATATTATACCACATTTATTTACGCTTCGCAGGCAGCACATTCTTCTTTCTGTCTATTGACCATATCACCTTTCAAAGAAGACTCAGCTCTACAGTAATATAAACCCTTTAGGTTACTTTTCCAAGCCTCTACATGAACTTGATGGACATACTTAGGGTCAGAATTCTTACCAAAAAATAAATTTACGCTTTGACCTTGGTCGATATACTTCTGACGCTGAGCTGCTTGCTTAATAATAGCAAACTGATTAATCTCACGAGCTGTTAGGAAAATCTCTTTTTCTTCAGCGGTTAGAAAAGTTAGGTGTTGGACCGAACCATCATTCTGAGAAATTGATTTCCAGACATCTGGCAAATCTTTATTCTTAGAGATAAGTAGTTTTTCCAAGGTCTTATTTTTGCGTAAGAAAGTACCCTTAGCCGTTTTAAGTGCAAATACGTTAGCCGCTATAGGCTCAATGCCTGCTGATACAGAGCCTGATATAATAGAGTTAGATACCGTAGGAGCTACTGCAATACAGTGACTATTTCTACGACCTAGACCCTTACACCATTCAGGCTCACCATATTCTTTAGCTAAGTCTGCCGTAGCTTTATCTGCATCCTCACGCATCTTCTTAAAAATCTCATTATTATACATCATGGCTTGGAAGCTATCGAACGGGATATTATTTTCCTGAAGGAATGTATGCCACCCCAGTACTCCAATACCAATCGCACGAGATTTCTCAGCAAATCTTACAGAAGCCTCGAACCCCGGAATACCCTTAGCTTTACTGATATATTCAGTCATAACAGCGTCAAGAGCATACGTGGTAAGTTCTGTTAATGTTTTACCCGAGCGTGGTGATTTCCAGTCTTTCCACTCTAGGTATCTAGCTACGTTTTGACTGGAGAGACAGCATACAAAAGTATGTTCTGGGTCGGTATATAGATAAATCTCATTACAGATATTAGAAGTCTTGATAAAAAGACTGTTTTGAATATAGCTTTGAGGTCTTTGGTTATTTACATTATCTTTAAAAAATAGATACGGTTCACCCGTCTCAAAACGACTCTTGATAATTTCAGTCCATAAATGACGAGCTTTCTCTTCGCCAGATTCTAGACGTTTCATAAACTCATCGTCTATACAAACAGCGTGGTGAAGATTCATACACCTGCGATTGACATCTCCAGTAGGGCGGCGGATATTGATAAATTCTTCAATATCGGGATGGTTGATATCTAGGTAAGCAGCTCCAGCTCCTCTACGAGTAGAGCCCTGACTTACGCTTACACAAGTTGTATCGTAAACCTTAGCCCACGGGATAACCCCCTCAGACCTTCCATTGCCCTTAATTAAGGCTCCTCTACCTCTAACGTCTCCTAGGTAGATACCAACGCCAGCGCCGTTTTTAGATAACATAGCAAGCTCGTGGGCTTTACCAAAGATAGAGTCTACAGAATCTCCTACATGGATACTATTACATGAGATAGGAAGTCCACGGTCAGTACCTAAATTACATAGAACAGGAGTAGCAAGACAAAGCCAATTATTCCATATAATTTCAAAAAAATCCTCTTGTAAATCAGGTCTATTGAGGGATTTAGCCATAGCGCTACTTGCTCTAACCCAAGCTGTACGAGGTGTTTCATTAGGACCTAAATAACCACCATACAAAGTCTTAAGTCCTTCTTCAGTTAGCCATTTTGGAGCTTCCCCACTATCTTGCAATTTCTGTAACATAAGACTCCTTATAAAACTGAAAATTAAACCCTAAATGACTTTTTCTTTCATTACGACAGCAGCGCAATATACAAGACGAATTAAACCCTTCCTTAGATAAATCTCTTATATCTTCATAAATACAAGAAATACTACCTTTAACTTTACAAATTTTATTTGTATTAAGATTATGAGGTATAGAGCCTTTCTTTTTAAGCGATATTTTTTGTATCGTCTTTAAAGAATGTTTTTTGTTGTAAAAATGATTTTCAGCTCCAAACCTACTTCTTTTTAGATTAGATTCTTGTGACTGAGTTATAAAACCCTTTTTGCCTTTATTCCAAGGTATACTTCCTTTCTTACCTTTATTCCAAGTTGGTTTACCTTTTTTAGCTTTACTCATTTTAGCAATAGTTTGTTCTGTAAAATTAAAATTAGAATCACCGCCAGTAGTTAAATTATATCCATTAGGATATAAACTATCAAGACTATTTATAAAATATTTTTCAAAATAATTTAAATCATGTTTATCAAAACATATAAATAATTCTTCAAATAAAAAATTATCAAAACCGTATTTATTAAAAGCATTTTTTAAAGCATACTGACCTCCGCCTAAGTTGCTTTTATATTGTTTTATTCTTTTATCTAATCCTCTGATGGTTTGACCTACATATGTCTTATTGTTAATTAGGTTAGTTATCTTATATATGATTAATTTACTCATACATTTTACTCCAATCTATAGTGCCTTTAGAATACGAACTTACACGACCGGCAAAAAAATCTTGCATTTCAACACCGTTGGAGAGGATGTCAAACCACATCATATTTTCAATAGATTCTTTTTTAACAGATTTCCAGTTAGTCTTAAGACCTAAGTCTTGAAGTTTTGTATTAGCTCTGAATCTAATATAGTTTTTAAGGTCATCTTTAGATAGACCCTCCATATCACCAAGTTCAAAGGCTTTATCAATAAATTCATCCTCAAGCTGTACTGTAACTCTGGCAGCTTCGTAAATATCTGCCTTTAGCTCATCAGTCCAGATATCTGGATTTTCTTCAATAAATGTACGGAACAGCCAGCACCCAGCTTCAGAATGTAGGGATTCGTCCCTAATACTAAAGGCAATAATTTGACCTAAGCCTTTCATCTTGTTGAATCTCTGAAAGTTCATGAGAATAGCAAATGAGCTGAACAGGTTTACGCCTTCATTAAATCCAGAAAAGATAGCAAGTGATTTAGCTATATCTTCCTTGGACTTACCTTTAGCGGATACTAGACGGTCAATTTTGGCTTTAGTGCTAGGGTCGTGCATAAATGCGGCATAGTCATCCAATCCCAAGCTATCGTTCAAATAAGCGTAGCTTACAGCGTGAATGGACTCGAAGGAAGAGAAGGTAGCAGCCATCATCTGAATCTCAGGATGCTTAAACCATTTCCCTACTTTATTACTCCAGTAATCTCCAATAAAGATTTCGGATTGAGTAAATCCCTTAAGAATGTGTCCGATTACATGTTTTTCTGATTCTGTTAAGTTTGTTTTAAAGTCACTTATATCACCAGCCATACTAATTTCCGTATGAAGCCAGTGAGCTTGTTGTTGCGATTCCCAGTACTTATAAGCTTGTTCATAGACAAAAGGCTTATACGTAGCTCTAGAGGACATCATGCTCATATTACCTCTTTTTTATTTCTTTAATTTTAGCAGTCTTTTCTCTTCCCGTAAACGCTTTCTTTCTTCTTTCTCTACAATTTCTTTAAATTGCGCTTCAAGCTCTTGCCTGTAAAGCTCTTCCCACTTAGGCTCTAATTGTTTACTAAAGAAATAGTACTCCTCATCCTTATCGATTCTTTTAGTAATCCCCTTCTTTTCAAGATGCTCTGCCCACTTTCTTCTCATAAAGTTTTCCTTATGAGTTTTCTTTTGGTGGCAAAACTGTAAAAAAGTCGGCTTATTCTTTTTGCCTTTCTTGGGATTACAAATCCTCTGTAAGTTAGATTTATCACAAATAATCTTGCTAACTATCTCATTATAAGTCAAATCATCGTTTGTCAAATAAATTGGAACCATAGGTTCGATATGGTCGATAGCAATATTGGTTGATGAAAAAAGCTCTCCACAAACTTCACAAGTCCGTTTAACATGGGGTTTCTTGGAAAGACTGCCGTCCTTATTATATTTAGGAACCTCAACTCTAGAAGCTTCATGAACTTCTTTGAATTGAGGTGCTTGTCTAAATAGCCTACGGATAGCGCCGATAACTAATCGTTTCTCGTCTTTCCATTTACCGTTTTCATCGTATGGGGATTTATTCTGCGCTTTCTTCTTTTTCTGCTTCGCCATCTGTCTTCTCTCTAATTAAAATGTTTATATAAGCCATTTTCATTTTAAGAGCTTTCATAGCGTCATTATAGGGAGCCTTAAGTTCTTTGAGCTGTTCCTGAACATCTTGAATTTCCTCATCTTCTTTCAAAGCCATTTCGGTATCTTCTTTATGCTTAGCGTACATAAGCATATTCTTTTCCAAATCAGCTACGGTCAAGCCGTCCACACTGTCTGTAAAAGTCGGATTATCTTTCTGTACTTTTTTCTTTAACATAGCTCTATCCATTTACTCCTCCAGAGTATCGCTCCTATAATCAAATTTAGGTAGCCGTTTTAAACAATCTTTTTTATTTAGATGACTTACTGTACTCTCAATTAGACATAGTGCAACTTGTTCATTTTCATGGACTCTCCTTTTAGAATTACCTAGACTTACTGGAAAAGCACTCTGAGCCATAAGGGTTTTTGCGTTACTGACAATAACCTCTAAATCATGCTTATCCATCAACAATTCAGCTTTAGTCAAATGGATATATTTATCCATGAGCTGACGAAGGGTTTGCCTCCTATCATTGACATTCTGATTATCAATATGTTCAAAAAAATTGATAATATCAGAATCTAAAGTATCTTTAACGCTCATGGTTTCTCCTATGATTTATTATACCACAAAACTATCTTCACCTTGACGAACGACCATAATTATATCATGAACTAATGCTTTTAATTCTGCACTATGGTCAACGATAATAATTTTCTTATTAGTATCTAAATTTTGTAAAATATCTAAACATTCAGTTTTGTTTACGGCATCGAGCCCGTCAAAAGGCTCATCCAGAATAAAGAAGTCTGCGCCCTTACCAGCCTTAGTTTCAATCATCTCGATTAGAGCTAAATCTACAGCTAGGTCGATAGAAGTTCTTTCGCCACCAGAAAGCGTTTTGATACTAATCTCATTCTCTCCATCCATATTAATGATTGGATTAACCTCGTCCTTAATAGAGCCTGATTTGGTCTCTTTACAACTTTCAAAGTAAATAGTAGAACTAGCCATATTAGGGACGTTAGATAGAATCTGAGAGGCTTGCTCTCCAATGTAATCCAACGACTCTTGGAAAATCTGCATAGTATATGCCTTAATCACTTTCTTAGATTCTTCAGCGACTAGAACTTGTTTAGCCAACCTGATTTCTTCTTCAACTAACTCTACCGAAGATAAGTCAACTTCTCTGATTTTTTCTTTAATACCTTTCATTTCAAGTTCGTAATTTAGTAGCGAATTCTTATAACTACGAAGAGCTTGACCTATGAGGTTCATTTCTGATTCTATTTTATTGTACTCATTAGTAGCGGTATTGATTTTATCTGCATACTCGCTTCTAATCTTCTGAACTTGATTTCCATACTCAGCATTATCAAGCTTGGTCTTAGTTTCTGCTGACAGTAAGGCGCTGGCAATATTACCTTCTTCTACAGCCACTTCTTTTCTAAACTGGTCAAGCTCTAGGTCTAATTCATAAGTTGGATTGTAATCTGATTCTAACACAAGAGATTGAGTTGCCGTCTCATGTTTTTGAATTAAGCCAGTCTTGGAATCGGATAATTGTTTACACTCCCAAGCTTTTTCACTTAAGATACCAATCTCATCTGAAATTTGTTTTACTTTATCTTGAGCGTCCTTGCCTTTCCAGCTCTGAGAGCATGTAGGGCAGGATTCTGATTCTATATGTTTCTGCTGCTCTTTAAGCTTCTGAATTCTTTGGACTACATTAAGTAGCTCTTTTTCAGCATACTCTGACTTAGATATAGATTCTTTGATTGAGGATATCTCAGACCTTAACAGATTTAATCTAGTCTTATGCATGTATTGAGCATTGTTTATCTTATTTTGAGTTTCTAATACCTTATCTCTAATTAATTTTAAATTAGAATCGTCCACGTACACAGAAGTTGCGCTAGGTATAGGTATTTCTCGCATCTTGCCTTCTAGAGTATCTCGAAGGTCTTTGATAGCTGGAGCTAATAGCTCTTTTTTCTGTCTTAGCGTTTCGTATTGCTCATCCGTATATTCTGGAGCTTCAGGCTTCTTTTTAAGCTCTAACATACTCTGTAGACTAGTGCGTGTATCGTATTTATTTGTAATGATTGTTTTTAGTTCACCTAAGCGCTTTTGCTTAGATTTAATATCTTCTTCAATTTTTTCGATTTTAGCGGTCCAGTTCTCTAGACCTAGGACTTTAATTAGGAACTCAAACGATTCCTTAGCAGTAAGGTTAAGGAAAAACCCACCCTCTTTCTGCTTCTTATGAATCATCTTTTTAAATAGTTTTTTAGGTACACCTATCAGTTGGTCTAGGCGCTCTTCTGCAAGCTTGACGTTTCCGCTAATGGATTCGTCTTCAGATACAATTGAAAGCCCGTCTTTCTTAGAACGAGTAACGGTTACTTTTTTGTCATCAATTTCAAATACGCCTTCAGCCCATAGTGAGGCTTTGCCGTTCCTAGACTGTAGCCCAGTAGTGGGGATATCATTTAGACCAAGAAGGTAGTCTAATGAATGGAATAAGGTAGATTTACCAGCTCCTGAAGAGCCTCCGGTATTTTCATTCTTACCGTCAACCTGAACAAGTTTATCACGGTCTGAGAAGTCTACCGTTTGTTTCTTAGTGAATCTTCCAATCCCTTCAAAACTTAAACTTATTAGTTTAATCATTCTCTTCTTCCTGTCTAGCTAGACGTTCAGATTCTTTAAGTACTACTTCGCTCATGACCTCTACACGACGAGCCTGAGCGCCATTATCAATCATCTGAGTACTCTTGGTGGATGGAGCTGATAGTTGACGTTCTAATTTACCCACCCCACACTCACCACAATCTAGCCATGAAGATACGTCTTTACTGTATTTAAATAATTTAGTTGTCTCATTAGGACAATCAGGATTATTGCATTTAAAATGTATAAGCATAGAACCTCCATCAATATTATACCACAAGACATAAAAAAAGCCACCCGAAGGTGGCTCTTTTTTTTAAAAATTAAAACCAGTTAATTCCTCGAACACTATTCATATCTCTTTTTAAATAAAACTGAAAGGTTTTATATCGAAGGCTGGCTTCAATAGTTTTTTCAATTTCAGCAGATTCTGACTTATTCTGACCGATATACATTCCTCGTTCAGAACTAGATTTCTTTTCAGCAATCTCATATCCACTGTTCTTGAGAACAAAGCGCTCTTCAGTAGCAGCGTTTACAATAGCTACTTGATATCGTAGGATAGACATTTGTAGTGGACATTTTGAAACTTCATATTTAATCTGAAGAGCAAGAGGTCCCATCATACTAAAGCCAATAAATTCACGGTCGTCAATTGTTTCAACAGAAGCTGAAAGTCCATCTGAACAAGAAGCTTGAGTTACTGCATCTGCATAGCCTTTATCTACAGCGTTTTGACCAGTTGTCCAAAGCTCATTATCATAGGCTTTTTGGTATTCAGCAAGACTTACTTTACCTTTAGTACGAGCTACAGCTTGCTTATCCATAGTATCGATGATTTCTTTGATATATCCGTTACGATTATCAAGACTTAGACCGTTGCCTAGTTCTCCACCAATACCGCCAGACATAGGGTGTGACATTAGAACACCTGTATCTACGATAAGACGTTCTCCGGGGTTTCCGTTAACAATCTGGAATCCCATAGAAGCAGCAAAGATAGTTACTGTCTTAACTGGTTTTTTGTAACCTTTAAGATAGTGGATAAGATTAAGTCCAGCGAAAACACTTCCGCCCGGAGTATCTAGTACCAAGTAAATAACAGGTTCGCTGTTACTTTCTCTCTTAGCAAGTTCGTTAATTGTTTGTGTGACGCTTCCAGACATTACAGCATCCTTAAGGGAAACTGTGTTATCTTCATTAAACGTCACGGTCTCGGCAGCTCCTACACTGAATGTAAAGAGAGCCATCAGCAATACTAGAATCTTCATTCTTTGTCCTCCGTAGTTGTACACCTCAAAAAGGTATATTTTATTATACCACGTTTATTTAGACATTTTTGTACATTTTAGAGAATACGTCATTTTATGACCTTTAAAGTCAGAAATACTCATATAATCTTCGATTTCTGAAGGTTTTTCTGTATCCTTAACAAATACCTTAACCTGCCTATCATTATAGACTCGATTGAAAAAGAACTCTTTTTGAGACGTAGTAAATTCAATATCCTTGTCTGAACCGTATTTACAGTTCATAATCTTAATTTCGGTTGGATTCCAAGCAAACGCATTAAAGCTAATTAACAGTAGTAACCATTTCATCAAAACCCCCATGTTATATTAAAGTAAGCACCTTTGTCCTCGCCTCTAAAATTATAGAATACGTCAGGTCTAGCTCGACCGCCCATGAAATCAACTTCAAAATTCTTAATAGGTCGAGTTTCCACCCTACCTCTAATAATAGCCATACCTATCGAGCCTGTCGTTATAACGTACTCTCTCTCTAAAGGTATATAATGAATTAATCTTCTTTCTAACATTTTGACTTTAGATTTTACTTCAGGTAGAGCTAGGATAGCTCTTTGAGTGTAGGCTACGGCTTGCATTGTAGACCATTCTCTAGAAATAGCTTGGTCTTCATTGCCTCCGGGCGAGACTTGACTTTGTGCTTCTTTTATGTAAATAAAAAATATTATTAAAATAATCCGCATGATAGTAGGATATCATGGGTTTTATGGAGGGTCAATCTTTTTCTTTGATTCTCTGATATTTAGCCAGTGCTTTAATTAAATCACCAGCGGCTTCGTCTGTAGTGATTTCAACGGTCTTATCGTCTTTTTGTTCTATTTTAGCGCTAGAGCCTACATTGATATTAACCGAAGGATTTGAACTGCCCTCTCCACCTGAGCTAGGACTCATCATCTTATCTAGAACTTCTATGGACTTATAGTATTGCGCTAAAGTCTTAGTATCCATGTTGGCAATAATAGACCCGTCATTAGTTAGTAAGTACTTATTGAATTGATCGCCATAGTATTTACCTAAAGCCGTAATAGCGGTAGCTACCGTATTAGCGCTCTCTAACCTTACTTTCTTCAGCTTATTCGTAAGGTTATTTGCTATATCTGCGTAATATTGCATGTGCTTCTCATGCCATTTACCACGATGAGCAATATAAACAATTAGGTCTTTTTTCTCTTTAGTTATGGCAGCTATCTCAGAATAGCTCTTTCCAGCCATATAAAGCTCAAACCACTTAAATACCTTAGTATCATCGATCTTAGTTAGACCGGGGCATCCATTTGATATATAGCTCTGTAGAGAGATTTGTTCTTCTTCAGACAAGTCTTCTGAGAATTTTGTTACTTCCATACCCTATTACCTATTTTAAATTTTACTTTAGTATTAGCCCAGAATATGCTCTTGGTCCAGTTAGTTAAAGATTCCAATCCTTTATCTTTAATCAAACCAGTTGGCGCTTCGCCTTTGAAGTTAAAGATGTACTCAACCGAGCCTTCATTAAAGGCTTCGCCATCATCAAAGTTGTATTTTATCTTAATAGCCTTAATATCGTCAAATACAATAAAACCCCACATCTCAAGCTGAGTTGTTTGCCATGTAGACATTTTCTTCGATACCATTAGCATATTACGATGGTCGTCAATAATAGTATTTTGATTATTAGTCATGATACGCCTCTAATATACTCAATCACATCCTGTACGCCAAAACTATCATTAGGCTTCACGTATCCAGCTAGGAACTGCTCGATATCTACGAGCTTGCTCTTATCTACCGATGAAGCCTTACGGTCGCTTGGAACGGCTCTGATTGAAGCCTTGCCCTTGTACTTCTTACGCATCTTAGCAATCCAAGACGACTCACCTATAAGCTCCAGAGCTACCTTAGCATTATCTGGAAGGGTAGGCTCTTCTTCGCCTTCTTTAAATACTATCTTAACAATAGGTGTAACTACTTCTTTAGTTGAGATAAATTCTTTAATGTAAATAGCAGGATTCTCTTTATTGTGCTCAAATAGCCAGATACCCTTGTCAGTATCCGCATCAGTTGATTTAAGCCAACGTGGAGCACCGGGGTAGAATACTTTACCAATCTGTTGTGATTTATGGATGTGACCTGAGATAATAGCTTCCTGAGGAACGCTATCAATATCTATACCGTCTTCGGCAGGGAATCCTGATTCGTACTCAGCTCCAATAAAGGTCTGGTGAGCTATCAGTAGCTTGCCGCCCTTCTTAGCTCTCTCAAGGAATAATTCAGGGTCGCTGGTGTGAGGTATGTAGATAATACCGTCTATTACCTGAGTAGCGTTCAATATGTTTACAAACTTATATTTATTGCAGAATACATTTAAAGCATTGAGAGATTGTTCACGTTCTTTATCTCCAATCTGGTCATGATTACCAATCATAACCCTAGTAGAAATTCCTTCCATCTCTAGAATTTTAAAAGCCATATCCCAAAAGTCTAAGACTTCCGAACGGATTACTGAGTGAGTATCAAACAAATCACCAAGAATCTCAACACAATCAACATCAAACTCTTTAGCCTTATCGATAACAAAACTAATCAGAGCTGTAGACTCTTTCATATTAGAAACGGTAACGTGGGGGTCTCCGACTCTAAGAATTTTCACTATTCCTCCGTCACAAACATTACATCGTTAAAATCAACAAATACAAAAGGACCCTCTACAGCCGCCGATTCATAAGGGCGCTGAGTTGTAAATTTAGCATACAGGACTTCTTCATTGATATGAACCTTGGAGCCAGCCTTAATAGTCCTTCCCTCGTCAATATAAGCGTCAGATAGAACTTTTAAGGCTACGATAGTACTCTTCTGCTTAACGGAAGCAAACCCAGATTTAACCGAAGACTCAATCTTTCTTTCACCCTTATAAGGCTCTGTCATAATTTTTAAGTTAAGTGTTTTGTTTTTCATATATCTACTCCCTTAAGTCGTATAATCTTTGTTTCTAGTAAGTTAAGCTGTTTAGCAGCATTTAAAACTCCGCCCCAAGCGTTTCTGTTTTCGACCTCTTCAGCTATGTCATCTGAACTAGCTGTAATATCATAAATACCCACAGAACCCGAACCATCAACATCTTCGATTGTACTATCAGCACTAAGATGAGAGGCTCCATTTAAAATCTCAACAACAAAGTCTTCAAAGATAGGAAGTTTAGGAATAGCTTTCCCTTCTTTTTCATCTTGAAGAAAGCTCTCATTAAGAGCTTTAGTAAGGATTTTAATATCCTCTGTCTTTAGAGTATGCCTTAGGGAATTGATTCTGTAAAGAATTTTCTTGTCTGTAGGATACATCCTAATCAAGGTCTTAGAATATTCCTCAATCATAAAACCAACCATTCGACCAATACAGACCGAACGCCAAACCGTTGTATATTCACCAACGTATTTATCGATACCAGTAATTAAACCTTGGATACATATATCAATGAAGTCGATTAATAAAAGGTGGCTTTCTGGAGTACTGCGGTAAAAGATTTTAGCACGATTGATGGCTAAGGGAAGATTGTTTTCGATAAGGAGGCTTCTGGCTTTTAAGAATCTGTCATATATAGATTGAACGTGGTCGGGTAGAGGTCCACCCCAATTATTAACTATAAAATGAATTAAGTTGTAATTGCCGTGAAATTCTAGTAGTTTACGAGGATTGTTGCTTCTTAAGGCTGGAGATATGGATTTATTAAAAACGGCAGGGCTTTCTCTAAAGAAGGGTTTGGCGTTTAATATATTACCTAATTCGTGATTAATATGTCTAATAAATAAAGCATAGACTTGAACAGCCTTGGCATAACGCTTGATAGCATTGAAAAAATAGCGCTCAAGGTCCATTACAGCTTCGACTTGTTTCTTCTGGTCTCCGCCAACACCTTCGTTTGCAATTAATGTTTTGTTAATACGGGCAGCTAGTTTTTGAAATTCTCTGTCCGTAAATCTTTTTTTATTAACCATGATATATTATACCATAAGATTAAAGGTATCTATCGTACCGTTTGCCTCTTTATACCATTCAATTCGCTTCTTTAGCTGAGCCTTGAGTTTAGGATTATTAGTTATATCAAAATCATAAATCATAGTAGCTGGCTTGGGCTTATGGAGATGCTTGTACTTACTTATCTCTAGCTTTCTAGTAGACCTTCCCATAGTACCTTGTTTGGTAATAATCTCGGAACTACCACCAACGCAGTTTATTGTGTTATGGGTCGGGTATAAGTTAGTTCCAGTAGCAATAGCTCTAGTTCCAATTAGGACTCTGATTTCACCCTTATTGAACCTATCAACCTGTTCTTGCGAATCAACTTGCTCTAGACCCCAAACGGCAGCGTCTTTCTTTGAGCCTGAGTGAACATATCCATACGGGACCTTAAGTAGGTCTATAATAAGTTTTATTTGACGAAGTTCTTCGACTAGAATAAGAGTAGACTCTTGTTTGTTTTCCCACTTGGAGTTAGCAATTAAGGCAGCGGTTTTAGCTACTTCTTTATTGTAGAGCAAATGCTCTCTCTTATTTTCAATAGAATCTTTCTTAATTAGACTAGACGGTGTAAAAGTCTGTAGTATGGTAAAATTAAGTGGACATAGGTAGCCTTGAGAGATGGCTTCATCAATTGACATCTCATATACGCATGGACCAATAATTGAGTTCAAAAGCTTTTCAGTACCGTCTCCACGAGTCTGGGTAGCGGATAGGAAGAATCTGTAAGGAATATCAGCTAGAACACCGTGGCAGACTTCCTCAAGAGTTTCAGCAGCAAAGGTATGGGATTCATCCACAATCATCATCTGCTTAGAAGCAAAGAAATCAAACGCTGGAGTTCCTTCTTTAAGATTAGCTAGTGACTTACTGATAGCGATTGTTATTTTCTTAGTTAGGTCTTTCTTACCATCGCCATATCCACCTACGTATTTCTTACCTAAAAGCTCAGTAAACCCTTTTAGAAGTTCATTAAAGATAGATTCACTAGGAGTTACTACAACCGTATCTAAGCCTGTATTTCGAGCCATAAGCTGCGTAATAAAGGATTTACCACATCCTGTAGGTAGGCTGATACAAGCGTGTCTAGCCTCCATCATTTTATCCATAGACAATGATTGGTAAGGATAGGGTTCAAATTCTGGCATTTTTGCCCAAGGAATGGGTTTAAATTTAGGATACGATATTTCGTTTATTAAGGTAAATGAAAAAGGAAGGTAGCTCAATAGTCCGGGTCTAACCCAGTAGCCTCCCTTGTCTTGAAACAGTAGATTCTTATCAAGGTCTCTTAGAAGCTCTGCTTTTTCATACTCCCATCTATCAGGGTCGCTATTTTTAAGCCAATGCTTATGCTCGTGCTTCTGAAGTAGGATTTGAACTGAAGTTTTACGATATGAAAATTCCTTCTTCATACCTTCCAGAACTACCGGGTCGGCATCAATATAAGCCTTACTAGGATTTTTAATCGTTACTTTCATATCCTTATTATACCATAAAAAGGATAATCTTTAAGCTAAAGAGGTGTTTATGGCAATTTCAATGAAAGAAATTTTGATGGGTAAGAAGCTGGAAGATATTCCTAAAGACCACGCAGCTAACCTAGCGATAGTACTTGAAAGAATTAATAAGGTAAGAGAAAAATACGGTAAGCCGATGACTCCAACTTCTGTTTATAGAAGTATGGCGGAGCATTTGGCTATTTATGCTAGGAAGGGAATTACTGATAAGAAACTGATTCCAATGAAGAGTAAGCATTTGTTTGGTCAAGCTATTGATATTGCTGACCCAAATGGTGAATTGGATAAGTGGTGTAGAGCTAACGAGAAGTTTTTATTGGAAGTAGGTCTTTGGCTTGAACATGATTCTAAAACACCGGGTTGGGCTCATTTTCAAATTATACCCTACGGTTCTTGGGCTAATGGTAAAACTATTTGGTTTATGCCTTAACGAGGTAGTGGGTGAGTTTTTCTTTGTTCTTTGATTTCGTCATGGTCAAGCTCAACCCACTTGATTTTACCCTCTGGACCAAAGCCAAAAGATTTAGGTAGGTAAGTTATCTTACAACGACAATTTGGATGTAGTCCGGGTAGTTTAGGGTTCGGGTCTCCGACCTTATGATAGCCAGCTCCAATCTCAGATAAGTACCAAAGTCGCGGAGTTTTTCTATCTGGAAGTAAATGTAGAATCCATTCTTCATCACCTGTTTTATCATCTTTTGTTACAAGAAAGAAAACAACAGGGTCTTTATCTCCAACATCGTCAGCAACTTTTTGAATTTGTAGTGCGGTTCCTGTATTCACAGCTTTATTAGTCTCACTATTAACAATCAACTTTAAATGGTTCTGAGCCTTTCCCATCTCTTCAACAACAATTTTTCTAATTTTACTCGGAGCTATTTGCTTGTTATTGGCAAAAGTTTCCTGAGCGTATGCGTTAGCTGTTTGAACGGCTCTAGCTTGAGTTCTTTCTTTAAGAGCATCAATATAATTAGCTGCAACTCTTAGACATCCCTTAAGAGTATCCTCCTCGTCTTGATTGGGCTTCCTATGACCTAGCGCCTGTAGGAATAACGATGTTAGATTACTTCTAGTGGTGGTAAAAACTATCCTCTTATTTCTAGAAAGCTTCGGTATAATGCCCAAGAAATCTAAAGTGATTTCATCAAACTGAGCACCGATGATTTCCTCAATCTTATCGATAATTTTAAGTGGAAGACCTTTCATTACAGTTTAAGACCTTCAGTTGCAATCAATTCTTCTAGATTCTCAGCAGTCATCTTAGATTCTTTTTCCCACTTGCCCAATATACTATCTACAAGTTTTTTCTGAGCCGTAGCTACCGCTGGTTTATTAGCCTTCATTTTAGCTTTTTGATTCTTTCTTACATTGGATAAAGCTTCAACAGCCTTTCTCAAATCCGTTACCGTAGGTTTTTCTCCCTTAGCGACCAAACTTTCAAGCTCATTGATATGGTTATCAAGTTCAGTTCCCTGACCCGGCTCCATCTCTTGCTCTTCTTCCATTTGAGCCTGTTCCATACCTTGCTTATCCTGAGGCGCTCCGCCTTGCTCTTGCATAGCAGCTTCCTCTTCAGACATAGGCTGACCTTCTTGACCGGGCTGACCACCCTGCATCATAGCTGCTTGTTGAGCCATTTGCTGAGCTTGCTGCTCCATTTGCATTTGCATGTTTTCAACTTGAGCATCTTTCATGCCTTGCTCATAGCCGAGTCTAAAAGCTAAGTCGGAAGACTTAATCAATTGCGCTCTCATTTCCTTGTACTTAGCTTTGTAGTCCATTGACATAATATTCTCCTATTCGTTTTCGTCTAAATAATCTTTAAGTAATGCTTGTAGAATCTGGAATGAATCAGACCTTGTTGCATAGTAAGCTTTAACTGCGTTTGGATTAAACTGAGCTAAAGTTTGAATATGCTGAAGAGCAAATTGATTCTGGGTGTACTTCAACATAGGGTCTAATCTAGCGGCTGGATTATCCATGAATTCGCTAACGATTTCATTTACGCCGATATAAGAACTCATAACTTGCTGGTACTGCTCATTGAACGGCATTGCGCCACCCATATGAGGACCGACAGGCTGCTTGTCAACCTCATCCATTACATCATCGTAAGTGTAATGAATAGGCATATCCCTAGCTAAGCGCTGAGATTCGCCTTCTTTTGTTTCGGCATCGTATCCAGCAAATGAAATATAACAAAGCTGTGCTAATTCTTGATCGATTAAAGGAAAGATTTTTTCGTTGAAGAAATCTTGGAATTTCAAGATAAGAGGTCTTAATCCAATATCTCTAGCAGCAATCATCTTGTATTCGTTAGAAGACTCAGACATACTCTGTTGAGACGTAGCTCTTGACAAGTGACCAAAGCCCGGAAGCTCATCTGGAGACATACCAAAAGCCATAAGGATGTTACGGGTAGTTTGGTCGAATAGATATTGGAATTCGCCATCTTTACGTTGAGGCTGAGTTGATACCCAATTTACTTGGTCTTTAGTACCAACACCAAAAATAGGTGTACGGAAAGAGTTAGTTACGTTATTAATAGAGGCGTTGTACTGTTGTTTAATATCTTCAATTGTGGATGAATCGATTTCATCAGACTGGATAACTAACATACCACGAGCAGCACGACCGTTCTGGAAATACAATTTATTATAGATTTCAATTGAAGTATGAGTTGTAACTGAAGTAATAATTGTATCAAGTGGAGTTACAGGATAGCCATTATGCTCGATATCTGAAGAAGGATATAGGTTATAAACCAACATCTCCTTAGGAGTGAAAGCTTGACGAGGAATTCCTTCTACCACTTGAATCCAAGCGTATTCATCTTGCTCAAGCGCTCTTGGGTCAATTTTTACACCAGTCAAGTTTTCAATTAATTTAAGCGAGTTTCTTCTGATTCCTTCAGCCGATTCGCCTTTTTTAACTGCTTTATACATTGTACCAGCATCAATAGCTCTGAATCTGTTAAAGGCTTCATTATCAGTATCTGAATATACAACTTCAGTAGCAAATCTACCAAAAGCCAATCCATTCCTAACTGAAAGGTCTAGATATTCAGAAAGAGTCATTTTCTCCTCTTCCTTTAAACCTTGCGTATGACCGCAATTAACAAGTAGTTTAGTAAACTCAGAAATCCTTTGCTGAACTTGAACCATTTGCTCTGGTTCAATATAATCCTTTAGTTCAGTTTTAATATCTACTTCAATACCAATGTCAAAACGGTCTTTACGAACATGACCAAACATCGATAAGTGATTACCTCTTGCTCTTAGAATACCGGCAATAAGGTGGTTTTGTACACGAATTTGCTTGATGATTGAATCTGGCAATAGATTGCGCTTGGTCTTGAATACACCAGCATAATGATCTACTTGATTTGGCTGTTCTGTAAAAGCAAGCCTAGGCGATGCGCTTTTCTTATTAGCCGTACCAACCGCTGATTTAATTAAATCAGACATTTGATAGTCTTTACCAGCGTTCTTTAGAATAGCGTTATTATACGTTTCTTGCAGGGTTTGAACATCATCTCTATTTAAATTTTCACCGCCAGCGGCGTGAATTATTTTTTTATCACTCATATTATTCTGCCGTTAGAAACGTTACAGTAGCCGTTTCTTGTGAATTATTTGTTATTTCAGCCGATGACATAGTTGTATTTTGCATAAAACAACCTGACTTAAGCTTAAGACCTAGGATAACAGGCTCAATAGTGTTTGAGTTAGTCCCATTGATACTAATAGAAATCTTTTTGTCGGATTCAACATAAATGAATTTTTTAGACTGATTAAAGATTCTGAGGTTTTCAGAAATAGCCAGCTCTTCAGGAAGTGGGCTTAAACTATAGAATTCAATCTTATTGTCTTGAACGTCTGTGATTTGGTAAGTACCTTGAGAGACAACCGAAAAACCAGCATCAATAGCTACGTCATCTCCGATCTGGACACCTGCTGAAGAATAAGCCCTAACTTGGTCAGCAAAGCCAGCTCCAAGGGTCACAGGACCTTCAGCAGATACGGATGGATTTTCTACAGTGAACGAAGTAGTTGTTTTAGACAAGACCTTAAATTTGCCTTGATTAGCTACGTTAAATTGAGAACCGATTCTAACTTCGTCGCCCACTACAAGGGAGGCTAGATTGAGTAGTGTTCCGCCGGAAGATGTAAAAATTGCTAAGGTAGCATTCTTTGTTACTGTAATTTGAGATGTAGCGTTTTGACCTAAGCTTCTAAGAGTTCTAAAGGCAGGAGCGGTTCCTGAATTATGCTTTAAGCTGTATGTATTAGCAGTACCCGATTTAAGACTTAGATCATAGGTCGTAGTACCATCGTCGGATAAAGTTACTTCACCCGAGAACAAGCTTAAAACCTGACCGGGAGCTAGTTTAACTGTAGAGGCGCTAGGTTCTTCAATAGAAGCGCCTTGGAGGTCGTTGACCCACTTAAAGATATTTTTGGATGGATTATTGGTCGGATTTTCGTCTTCGTATGCCGTCACCGCTAAAAATAGATTCATTTTACTCATTTTCGTCTCCAGTATTGTATTATACCATTTAAAGATTGCTTTTTCTGCGTAAAAACCTTGAATTATTAAAGATTTTTGCGCCAATTACATCCACAAAACCTTTTTCTTAGTAGGAGCTGTGTCGTCTTTCTTTTCATTTTCGTAATTAGGAGCTAACTCTTTGATTTTATTAACCATGATATTAGTATTAGCCTTTACTACAGCCTCTTTAACACCGTTTAGCTGAACATTATCTTTAGCAGCCAAAGGGTAGGTAAACATGATTTTCCCACCTTTAGCGAATATGTTCTGAAACGGGTATCTGAGAGAATCCAAAGCATCTGAGTAGCCGTCAGAATCATGGTATGGCTCTCCTTCGATAACATCGCCCTTACGGTCTAGCTGCCATTTGTACTCACTAAAAGAATCAATATAATGTTTGTTTTTAGGGATGTCCAATATGAAGAATCTTCGGGTATTGGAAGAGTCTACAATTCTAGACTGAATAGCAGCAATCCCATCAGCTACGACTTTCTTGAATTCAGGACACTTTAAACCATGTCTTTTGAGGGTAGCTATATATGCCGGGTAGGCTTGGTCCACATACCATTTATCTACACCCCATAATTGATTCAATTCTTTAATGTATTTTACAATATCGTCCAATTCTAATTTATCTTGAATAAAGCTATCTACAAGCCAAACCTCTCCATTTGGAATAAGAGCAAGTACTACCAAGGAGGTGTAATCCGTATACCCCCAGTCAGCTCCACCGATGAAAGTAATACCTAGATTTACTAGCATATCTCTTAGAAATTCATGGCTGGTGTTGTGAGGTATCTCTCCTGTTAATTTTAAAAAACAGTCTTGAATAGATATTACGTTAGACATACCATCAAAACGAGGATAAACAAGTCCCGAGGTAGATGGCTTTTGACACATTAGCTGAGCTTCAGCCATATCTGGTGAAAGTTGATTAAAGTTGTTTTTTACAGCCGATACGGGCTTATATAAATATCCCACATCCTCTTGATTTCTATCTACTAGATAATTTCGCATTACAGGAAGTAGTGGGTGGGTAGCGATTCCGGCGTAAGCTTCAAAACGCTCATAATCATTTCTATGTTCGTCAGTTAACCCAGCCCATTCAGACTCTGAAAGGTTGACCATAGGAAGACCTCTTCCTAGATACCTAACAACTTTAGGTTCATCTATCCTAGCTATCTCTACAGGCACTCGTTCGGTAATGTCGAGGATATTCCAACGCAAAACCTCACCACCAGCGGCAATTGTTTGTTTAAGGGTTTTCTCCATAAGTCCACCAGCAAACTTTCTAGTGGACAGATAAACCGTCATAGGAAAGTATTTACCAAAAACAGACGGAATCATCTTAGCTTCTTCTAAAGCTTTTGGATTCTGAACAACGTCAACCTCGTCGATAAATAACATAGGTACGTGCTCGGAGTTAGCACCTGCAATAGTAGCAATAATGATTTTTAAGTAGATATTTCTACCATCGTCAGTAATCCATTCAATAACTCTTTTATTGTTTGAATTCTTTTTCCAGTTGTGGTTTTCTAGATACTTCCCAATTCGACGGAAGAATAATTCTACGTACTGAACCGCCTTCTGAGATTGTGGTTCAATTGCAGCCATGTGAGCTACAGAGATTCTGAAGTGAATCATACATAGAACTTCAATAGCTGCTGCGGAGAGGGTTTTATAAGAGTCACGAGAAGAAAGCATACATACTTGAGGTACGTTTTCACTTTCCCCAGTTTTCATTAGTTCGTAGATTCGCCACATAGCTTCAGTGGGAGAATGAGTAGAGTCAGGATGAACAACGCCCATAGGGAAATAGATACCGAAATAGAGCGACATCCACTCTCTCAGCTCTTCAGCCGAATTAAGCATCTCAAAGACTAGCTTTGATTTATGTTCTTCTAAGTCATTGTCTTGAATCATTTATTACTCACGAACGTTCATTCGCTTCATTACGCATATTTTCTGCATTATCTAGTGTTTGTCTAAAATTTTCTTCATCTAAAGCATGTTGGCGTTCAAGCTGACCATCTCTAGGGAAAGCTACGATACCACCAAGAGTACCCATTACTGAAGCAATTGATACAGCGTTTTTAAGCGCTTGCTCTACAGCCAAGGTAGCGTCAAAAATACCCAACTCTTTGGCTTTTCCGAATACTCCATTCTCTACATCATAAACCAAGTCTTTATTTTCGAGGAGCTTGCCTAGAATTTCCTGTTGCTCATCTACGTTATATCCAGCATTATCTAGTAGCTTATAGAAAGGAGCCGCAAGAGACGGGATAAGTACATCTTGCATAATTTCTTTATTCTCAGTTTCAGCCAATAGTCCAATTAGTAGATTAATCAATACACGACATCCACCCGGAAGACAACCGTGACTAATAGCAGCTCTTACCGCACAAACAGCGTCTTCAGCTCTATCAGCCTTCTCTTTTAGTTCAGCGTTAGAAGAGCCATAGATTTTAAGTTGAGCAATACCGTTAGTAAGTTTACCAAGTCTTTCTTCTAAAAGAATCTTTTCAATCTTAGATTCAGATTGATTCATTCTTGTAGAAATCTGACTAGCTCTGTCTTCAACATTCAATTGGTCTGGCTCACCTACAATAGTAGTGCGGAAGCGATAGATTTCAATCTTTTCCATATTCTTACCAAAATCTTCCGGCAAGGCATCTAGGAGAGAATTGTTCATATCAAAAATCTTAGCGCCAGTAAAAGCTGAGATATCCATAAGGAATTCTAGCTGACCATTAATGATTTGGCTAAGAGGAGTTGTTAAAGGAACGATATTAATAGTCTGAGGATTAGGAAAGTTAAAAGCAAGTTGTGTTAGAACTTGGTCTGAGAAATTATGAGCTACAATAACTACGTTTTTAAACTCAGATTTACCGCTTACGTATTCTTCACCAATACTTTCTAGTACTGGTTGAATTTGAACCATATCGGTAATATTACCATCAAATAAGATAAATAAAGGTTTATCAAGTAAACATCTTTGATTACCTTGGTCATTAATAAAAGCAGGGTGGAACTTACCAATACTCTCTTCATAGCCTTTATCTACTGGAAAACCTTCGATAAGTTTAACTTCATATTGACCGCTTGGACCAGAAAGCTCTTGGATAGTTACGTGAGACGATGCTCCGTAGCCTACTTCTTCAAAGGCTTGAATTACAGCTTTAGCCATATCCTTATCACCGTTAACTGAAACGGTAGCAACTCTTTCTAGAAGGTCTTGGTTCTTAGTTGTAATCTTGATGGATTGCTTTCTGATAGATGGAACTAGAGTTTCATCTAAAGTTCTAGCGATAATACGTGCTACCTTTTGAGGAGAATAGCGTCTATTCTTACTGCAAAAGTCAAAAAGGTTTTTAATTAGAGCTGCTGAAATAACGGTGGCGGTTGTCGTACCATCTCCAGCTTCGTTAACTGTACGAATAGCAGCATCACGGGTTTGCTCGATAATAAGATGTTTAAATGGGTCGTGAGAACCTAAGGCTCTGAAAATACTAACACCGTCTTTAGTGTTCTTGTTTGGGATACCTTGTAAATCACTTTCGATTATGATTACCCGACCGCCCGGACCTAAAGATTTACCTACAACTCCTGCAATTTCATCCATAGTTTCTACAATTATCTTTTGTAACTTCTTGTCATCACTAGTAAACATCTTGGCTGGGGATTTAACTTTACGGCTCATTATTCATTCCTTTACGGTTATATGTCTATTCTATTATACCATAAGTTTCTGTCGGATTTTGCTTTGGCTCTGGATACTTGCCTTCGTATTTCAAGCACACTTGTTCAAAGCAAGTATCACAATAGTCATTATCATCTTCTATTTTCAATGGATTGTTGCCAAACTTACCAAAACTACTAAGTATCTCAGGCTCGCACCCGCATTTTTTACATTTAAAACTACTCATCTTCATCATCCCATATTTTACGTTTAGATTCAAAGAACTCATTTATATTCTCGTTAGTAGATTCTACTACTTCTTTTTCGATAATAGCTTTTTCTATTTGCTCTTGCTTCTTTTTCTCTGCCTTAGGGATGGGTGATTTTTTAGGCTCTTTATAAGTTTTAAGGATTTCGTCTTGAATAGACTTAAGCTTCTGTTCATAATATATGACACGAAGCTTAGTTAGCTCTAAAAGATGAAAGATTTCATTAGCTTGCATCTCAAGCTCTGTAGGTAGTCGATTTTGTTTGGTTTGTAAGTAGTCGGGATTACTAGGCAATGAAGCTGCCCAATTATGAATTTCATCACCTAGAAGGTCTCTAGGTATTACAGAATCCTTAGCTTTTGCATCTCTTCCGGTGTAAGTACATTTTCTTATCATGTAGTTATTATACCACAAATAAAAAAGGGTAGCCGAAGCTACCCTTAGTTTTCGTAAGACTTTTTAGAAATACTATCTATGCAATTGCCTGAACGGCGTCTATCATTGCGTTAAAAGCAGATTTGAAATCTTCAGCAGCCTTACGACTAGCCATAGCGATAACTAGAATTTCAAAAGTACTATCTGACATTTTATCAGAGCCCATAGCTGCTTTAGCTGGTGCTAAGTTAGCGTCAGAGGCATCTGTTCCACCTGAAAGAACAATACTTGCTGTATGAATTTGAGCACCGTCTCCAGAAGTAAGTGTAACTTGATTGCTTGGGTTAGCTGCGTTCCAAGCTGCAATTCTAGCCGTAACTGTTGCGCCTGTAGCGGTTAGAGTAATATTTCCCGCTGCTCCAGCAGTATTTGCAGTAATAACTACAGGAGTAGTTAGTCCAGCTACAGTACCTGAAAAAGAACCTGCAGTCGCCAAAACTTCTAGTCCATCAGCCTTAGCTTCAAGTACGGCTACCATACCATTAATTTTTTTAGATAGTTCTTGACCTGCCTTGCGATTAGCAAGAGCAACAATCAAATACTCTTCGACTCTTTTGTTTTCTGATTTAGCCAATCCGCTAAGAACGGCTTGAGCTGCTGCAGCATTTGCTGGAGTAGCATCGATTAAACGAGCCGCTACTTCACTCCCTAGCTTTCTGTTAGCCATACATACGATCAGAATCTCTTTTGCACTTTTTGATAACATACTATTCTCCTAGAACGTTTTACCGTAACGCATTATTGCGTACTAGTCTTAATTATTACACCAATACTCTAAACCCCAGTTTTCATTTATTTCAACGTGAAGCTGGTCTACTATATCGTTTGGGTCTAAATAAGCCCATATATCACATTCTTTATCGGGGTCATTTGACGGGTCGATTTTTTGATTTTTATCTACCTTAACATCAAATATATATACTAACATTTTCTTTTTTTCTTTAAAGCCGACTCTTACAAGTTTAGCATCGTTACCCGTCAACCCAGTCTCTTCTTTCAACTCTCTCAAAACACCTTCATAAGGGTCTTCGCCTTCATGTAAATGACCGCCCGGATTAGTATAGAGTCCGTTATCATTACGCATTCCAAACAATACGTTATCGTTTTCATCACGAATAATAGCTACGGCAACTCGTTTAGTTTTCATTAACATTTCCAACGCTTGAGAGAGGCTCCTTTTGGAGTTAATTTACCTTCTTTAGAAGTTGGACCTTTTACGCCTGACATTCTAGCACAAAAACTTTTTCTACGTTTAGCAGATTTAGAGCCTGCTTTTACTTTACCCGTAACAGGTCTTTTTAAATTAGAACCATGTTCTCTATTGTATTTTTCACGAGCTTTATCGTTCAATCCACCTTCCTTAGAGTGTTTTTTTGAATTATAACCATGGAAAGGTTTTTCTTTTTTTTCAATATCTTCGTGATTTTCTTGCCATCCATCTAGCTCTGCTTTAATTATAATATCAACTGTCTTATCTAATACAGCTTCGCCCCAAACAATTTCAGCGGTTCCATCTTCATATTTATATAAATGAATTTCATTTGAAGGTACTTCTGCTTTTTTAATTGGCTTGCAAGAACCCTGACTAAAAGCTTTTTTACCGGGCGTAGGCTCATAGCCATCCCAACATCTACCTTTTTTTTCCATTTTAGGTTTTTTAAGGTCTGGTTTAGTATCGGTTACGCAAGATTGTTCGTTAAATTTAAGTTCTTTTTCTTCACCGTTAGCAGGACTTTTGTCTTTTTTAGCTGAAGGTTCTTTATTTGGTAATTTATCTTTATCCATTGAAATTTTAGGTGCTTGAGAGCCAATCTTTTGTTTTCTCCAAGGATGGTTAGCTTTAGGTTTTTCTGGATTTGGATTGGCTTTATTAATATCCCCACCCTCAATCTCATTAGCAAGCTTTTCAAGTCCAATTTCAGACTTTTTAAGCTGAATATAGGCGTAAGTCTTTGCAAATGCTAAAACTTCCTCTTCAGAAGCTTCGGGCATTTTAGATTTAGCGATATCAATTAAAAGGTCTTTGTTTTTAAACAAATCAAAAGCTTCATCTGACATAGACTTAAGAATTTCTTTTTTAGCTTTTGCCATATCTTTCTCGCTCATATTTATTTTAGTTTTAGTTGTAGGAGCCGTCATATTCTTACCGACAGGTTTTTTAGTTAATTGCTTTCTAACATTGGATTCAGTTTTCCAAGTTTCAGGGTCTTTATAGATACTTGCACCAGTACGCATTTTTTGTTTTCTGTATTCTATTTTAGTTCCCGAAGTAACTTTTTTCGGCGCTTCAACGTGAGGTATGGTTTGCTTAGGCTCTGCTGGAGTAGCTTCTTTGTGCTCTCCAGTAGCTGAAGTTATCTTAGTATAAGTTTGTTTTTTAGAAGGCTCTTTAGGAGTTAGCTTACCTGCTAATTGAGTAAAGTACTTTTTATCTGCTTTTTTCATGTCATTCTCCATATCTTCAGCTTTCTTAAAGGCGAGTTTTAGGTCGCTTAAAGAGATAAGTTTTGGTTTTTCTTCAGAATCTGCCTCAAGAATTTCGGCAATACAGGCTTTATTACAGGGAAGTAGTGTCCAAGACACCTTTCTAGCAATACACTTTTTAATTAAAGCACCTTCTTTATCTAGCTTAGAGCCTTCGATAGAAAAACCAGTTAATTGCTTAGTTTCACCTTTATCTAGACCTTTGTCGAATTTTAACATAGAAACAGCGTCTTGCGCTCCGCTATGACCAAAACCGTCAAACAAAATACCTTTTACGTATAAATAAGGCATTTTTCCAGCTCTTTCCCAAAAGTATTCGTGATGTTTGTTTTTACAATCTTCTTTCTTAAGTATCTTAGTAGCTTCTGTAATTTTACCAATAATCTGACTTGTAGAGTCGGACTTATGTTCGGTATTAAAAACCCCATCTTGAGTAAGACTAGAAGTATCAATACCATTTATAAGAATACGCTCGCCAGAAGAATCTAAACTCTCATGCGCTGCAATTCCGTGAATTATAGTCCCTAATTTATCATTAGACATATTTTACCTGTAATCCTAATCTTTAATTAAAGATATCTACCTTAAAGATTAGTTTTCTATTTTGTTTTATTATGTATTTATAATCATTGCAATGGCTTAGAGGTAAGCTATTGTTATCATTCATAATACCATGAAAATACTAAATATTTAACTATATTTAAGTATTTATCTTAATTTGTCAATGTAACCCACTATATGGAGGAAAAGTATGAAAAGTACAGCAAAAGCACAAGCACAAGCCCGTGAGTTGAAAGAGAAACTAGAAAGACGTTTTAAAGGGTCTGCTACTATTGACTCAGTTCGTCAAGTTAATGACGCTCAAGGATGGCCTCTATTGCTTTGTTCAGATGGCGGAAATGAAGCTGCTGGTCAGCCGGTAATTGGTATTCGTATTAAAGCACAAGATGCTGTTTCTAAAGATGTGTTCGGAAATGACCTAGTTGCTTTCGCACCACACACAATTGAAGTTGCATTTGAATTAGACGCTGCTGAAGGCGAGCCTTCTCGTCGTGATCTTATTAAGGCTATGGCTGATATTGCTAAAATTGGTATGAAAATTGATGTTAAAGAAATCGCTGACGGAACTGCTGTTTCTGCTGCTTCTATGGACGCTGCTGCTGTAGCTGATTCGTTGGAAGTAGAAACTCAGTGGCCAACTAAAGGTATCTAATATCAACTTTTAACTTAATGGGAGTTAAGCATGAAAAAATATACTGAACAAGACCTGCTTAACCTTATTGCTGAAGTAGAAGTTGAGTTTAAAAAACACTTAGACCCTACAGCAGAAGGTGAGCAAATTAAGAAGACAGAAGCTGCCATGGAAGCTAAATCAGAATCTAAAGAGCCTAAAGAGCTTGATTATGACGATGAAGATATGGCTGAAATGGAAGGTTTGTATCGCTCTATGAGTAAAGCTGAAGCTAAAGCTCATTTTGAGACTCTTAAAAAGACAATTGGCGTTGAAGAAGTAATGACTAAATCTGAAGTTTCTGAAGAAGCTAAAATGATGAAGTCTGAAAATGAAACTTTGAAGTCTGAAAATGAGACTCTTAAAAAATCTCTAGATAAAGTTACTGAGGTATTGAACAAGGCTTTTGGTAAGGGCTCACAAGCTCCTAAGCAGAAAGCTATCGTTAATATGGAAGTAATTAAAAAGTCTGAAGAAGAAAACAAGGCTAACGAAATCGATTTAAGCAAGGTAACTAAGAGCGAAATTAGCTCTAAGCTAACAGCTAAAATCAGAAGCGGTAAACTTGAGAAGAAAGATAAAGACGCAATTACAAATTACTACAATAACGGTTCAATCGAATTAGTAAAACATCTATTATAGGAGGACAACATGGAACAATTTAATGACCTAATGAAGGCTTTGGAAGCTGGTAGTTACAACGCAGCCCCAAGTACTTTGACACAAGGTAGTGCTTTGCAGGTAGAAGACCTTTCTCCTGTAATGGAACTTGTAACTTTTGAAGATAAGCACATCAAGCTTCAAAAAATGCTTAGCTCGAAAGATGCTAAGTCAACACTTATCCAATATAACCGTCAGCTTGACTACGGTATTTTTGGTGGTTCAGCTCAGTATGAAGGCGGAATCGGAGAAGAAGATACTTCTAACTTCGTTCGTGCTATCGTGCCTATGGCTTATTACTCAACTACTCGTCGCGTATCAGTTGCTGCTAACATGGTAGCTGCTTTTGACGGTACGAAAGCTGAAGATAGAGCTGCTAATGATGCTGCTATGAAACTTTCTGCTGATATCGAGTTTGACTCTTTCCGTGGTCAATCAGATTTCTCTAACGCAGGTGTTTTTGACGGAAACCCACTAGCTATCTCTAACATGCCAGCTATGCAAGGTTTAGATGTTCAGATTCGTATGTCTGACGCTCTTTCAAACACTCAAGATTTGATGTTTGCTGAGTTTGGTTCTGACCAATCAGTTATTCTTTCTGTAAACGGTACTCTTACTCAATCTTTGATTGAAGATGGTGCAGTTCGTTCAGCAATGAATCACGGTGAAGCTGATAAACTTATCCTTGACCCTATTTCTCTAGCTCAGTACAACAAGATTGCACACGCTAAAGAGCGTATCATGCTTGCTGGTTCTCCTCAAGAGGCTACTGGTGCTCACCTTAGAACACAGTGGACAAGTTCTTCTGTAATTTCTATGGAAGCTTCTCGTTTCCTTTCTGGTAAGACTCGTCCAGCTCGCGCTCGTGCTGGTTCTCCAGCGGCTCCGTCTTTCACTCCAACTTCTCCAGTTAACGCTGACTCTGTTCTTGATGCTGGTACTTATCAGTATTATGTAACTTCAGCTAACGAAAGAGGCGAGTCTTTGGCTTCTGCTGCTCAAGCTGTTGCAGTTGCTGCTGGTGATGCTGCTGTTCTTACTATCTCTCAAGTTCAAGGTGCTCGTCACTATAACGTATACCGTTCTGCTGCTGGTGGAAGCGCTGCTTCTGCTAAGTTCGTCGGTAAAGTTAAAGATTCAGGCGCTGCTACTTCTGTGTTCACAGACCTTGGAAACAGAGAGCCGGGTTCAGTTACAGGTTATTTGCTTCAGTCAAATACAGCTTCGTTCTACCAACTTGCTGCTTATAGCCGCATGAAGCTTGCTATCTCTGACCTTAGCTTACCTGAAGCTCACTTCCGTTTCTTGTGTCTTGCTGTTAAGCAACCACGTAAGAACGTATTGTTCGAGAACATTTCTGGTCAACAGTCTTAATTAAAACTTAAAGTTTTATAGAAAAAGCCCGGTTCGTCCGGGCTTTTTTATTTTAGTCTACTGTATATCCCAATTCTTTAGCTTCAGCCTTACTTAGACTTCCCTTAGCCTCTCCAACCTTCTTAGTACGCGCATAATCAATCTCCTTGAATGAAATATAAGTACCTGTAGGCTTGGTAATCTTGTATACAATACCATCAGGTGCTTGGAATGAATAGTCCAATCCTAGGGTTTTTAGTACACTTTCAAGCTGTACGTCAGTATCCTTCATTTGAGCTTTAAGTGCTTCTTTATACTCCACTAGTCTAACTAGGGATTCTTGAAGCTTTTGATGTCTAGTTTTCTTATCTTCTCCTAATTCTGTTACAACTTTATCCATTTGGTCCATGTTTTCTTGTAAATTACTCATAATTACCTCACCTTAACAATATTAAATCCACCACGGTATTCGTACAATTCGCCCTTAATAAGCACTTTATCAGTACCATCAAAATCAAAATAAGTTTTAGCTGTAATAATTTCCTTGTCTATTTCAACAGTTAATTCTGTTCCGCCAGCTACCATTTTTATACTTTTTACATTAATCATAAAACCTCCTAAAGAATTTCGATATTATTAGTTAAACCTTCAAATAAAGTTTCAGTTCCGTTCTGCAATACTCTCATTTCTCGGTCAGCTATTTGCTCTAAGTCTTTACCGTTAGGGGATTTCCAAGTTGCGGTATAGTAGACGTAATAAACTTGATAATTGGCATCAAATTCTACTTTAGTTACATTACCAGCATAATAGCCTCTATCAGGCATACCTGCAACATTCATAGACTTGATTCTGTCACCGATTTTTGCCTTGTTCATTTTGATCTCCTTAGTTGTTACCAATACAGAGATGATACAGGAAAGCATATTATTTGCAAACTATTTTTTTGTTTTGCCATTAATAAAAAAAGCATCGACTGACTTTTCTTTTTTAAATCCATACAGATTCATCCCGTTCATATCAGTTAACACAAAAAGCTCAGGTCCTTTTTGCATGATTTTTTGAACAGGGATAACATGAGTTCCGACAATTGCAATGACAACAAATTGAGTTGATGCTTTCATGTAATCTCCTTGGTTGTTAGCTGATATGTGAGATTATACAGAATAAAATATTATTTGCAAACTATTTTTTAAACTCTAACGTAGTTAATCCATATTCGTCGTCAATTCGACTAGTTAGGACCCAATCATGAGTTGTTAAATCCCTAATGCAATTATCAATAAGTTCTTTATTTTCGGTTGGGAAAACGTAATTAATTGTCATAAATTTCATCAAGATTCACAAGAATCTGACCATTTCGTGAAATAACACCATTTTCCACAAAACTCATTGCGGCTCTTCCATAACAACCCTGTAGGGACCAAGCCATTCCAGTAGCAATCAACTCAGAAAAGAACTTAATCTCATCAACTTCAGACATTTCGCCATTTTCCCAAGCCATAATGTTAGTGTACATGGATTTCCTCCTGTAAGTTGTTTTCTAGAGCCGTAATCGCAATCCTCAATGACTGATGAATTTGTAATAGATTAGCATAGTACTGGGTCGATTGTAAAGTAGGAAGCTTCTGATTTTTTGCAATTATATAATCACCCAACTCAATCTCAAGTAGCTGTAATTGTTTTGTTAAAATCTTAATCATATGAGACATTTATTTTCCTCTGTAATGCCGTTTGTATAACCTTCCTTGTAACTATTTTACAGTAGTTTTGGTTACAACGCAAGTACTTAAATGTAGGATTGAATCTTTTTTTGTAGCTGAAGCATTGAGTCATGATGAAAGACAGGGATAATCGTCCACTTAAAGTTAGCATTTGAATAATAGTTCACAAAATGCTCTAAGCCCTTATATATGGCGTCCTCGTGTACGATATTTAAAGAATCGACCCTACGAGTTGCAAGAAAGTCATATTTATTAGGCTTAAGAAGAAAAGCTTTACATCCATAAATCCTGACCATTTCAAGAAAGTCTCTTAATTCATCATCATATTCTAGATATGATTTACCAAAAGAAACTGCAGACATATCTTTAATTACAATAGTAAATGCAATAGAGCCCGTTAAAATAGCTGTATTCTTAGGGTCTAAGTTCAGCCATTCCTTAATCTTAACCTGAAAATCAGCTACTTGCTCTACCGTCAAGACACTATCCATTCTAAATATCTGATTTTGTTCAATTTTTTGACTTAATAGAAAACTTTGACTGCTTTTGCCTATCTTTGACGGTCCTTCAATGATGTAAATTCTTGGTTTCATACTTTATCATACCACAAAAACTAGCCAAAATCGCAATCTTTATTATAAACCCATGGTATAAAGAGGCTTTATGAGACTTAGTGCAAAGGTATTGAAGAACGTAAATAATGTAAATTCTTGGCAAAATGCAGCCCAAGCTTATATGGCTGAAGGTCAGCCAAACACTCTTTATTTACAATTAATCGATTTAGATGTCAGTACAGCGGTAGATTCTGAGAAATCTCCAGCATTTCCACAAATGCCTATGCGTTATATATCGCAAGCTGCGGCTTTAGCTATTTCTGTTGATTTTCAATCAATTGATGATGCTGCTGCCTTCAACATTGTCGGCACTCAACCTTTTGCTGACGATAAGAGTATCTGGAGGTTTAATTTAAGCGCAGTTCAAGTCCCTAATAGCGGTTCTATTAAAGTTAATGTTACTGAAGACGGAGTAGTAAGAAGCTTTGTAGTCAAGAACGCAGTTACGGTTGAGATGCTAGAAATAGGCGGGTGCTAAGTGTCTGATTATACAAAAAGTAAAAGTTACGGTACTAAAGCACTTCCAGCAGATGCTAAGGAGGTATCTAACTTAAATCAAAGAATTGAACCTATCATTACTCCTGAATTGCTTGTATCTAGATACTTGCATGGAGTTGATATGAGTAGCTACAATAGCGATGAGCTTAAAGATCAAATTGTAGTAGCTATTCAGGAAATTGAAATCATGACTGGACTACACGTAGATAAAGTTCAAATGCAAGAGCGTATTCCTTATGACTCTCAGCTATATAAAAACTTTATTCATATTAAAGTGAATCATAAGCCAGTTTTAAGTGTTGAATCGATTAGAGTAATGTCTACAAATCGTCAAGAGATTTATAGACTGCCTTTAGAATGGGTTGAGTCAGGTTTCTTCCATAAAGGTCAAATTAACGTACTTCCTATTCTTTCAGTATTTGGAAGTTCAAGCACTATTGTTAACGGCGTACCAAGCGGAGCTTTGATTTTTTTACAAGGTCAGACAAACTATCCATGGCTTCCAGCTTTCTGGGAGATAGAGTATACAACTGGTGTATGTCATAAAGAAGGTCATGTTCCGGTATTATTTAACTCAATTATAGGAATGACAGCAGCTATCAATATCCTAGGTAACTTAGGTACTAATAATATCTACAATAGTCAATCTCTTAGTCAGGATGGAATTTCACAAAGTTCGGCTTCAGCAGGAACTAGAATCTATGAGCCAAGAATTCAACAACTTACAGAACAACGTGAAAAAATTCTTCAACAACTTAAAAAAGTCTATTTTACGAAATATCACCTCAGTAATATCTAGTAAAATCTTCTATTTATGGTATAATAAAGTATGTACAAAAAAGTATACCGTGTCATTTCTAATGACATTAAAAAACAGGAAAAAGAAGAAGAAATAAATACCTCACTTTCTAAGAAAGGTGAGCCTTATCGTCAATCGCACATAATTCTATCAGCCGACCAGCCCTATCATCCTACAGAAACAAACATGGACCACGACTCCGTTAAAGCAATGCTTGAAGGAAAGGGTTATGATGTAGAAAGCATGAAAGGTAAGTACGGCGGTTTAGAGCGCTCTCTTTTAATCAAAAACCCTCCCAAACATTCACATAAACACTTCTATGAACTAGCTCGTAAGCTAGGTCAAGATAGCTTAATTTTCTCTAATGGTTACGACCATGAACTGCATTATGTTAATGGCGATAAAGCCGGAAAGCATCAGAAAGGTCAGGGAACTACCATTCATAATCAAGAACCTGAAGATTTTTATTCAACTCTAGAAGACGGTACTCATTTTACCCATCTTATGGGCGATGACTTACACACTCATTCTAAATTCGTTAAACCTTCTAAGAAAATGCAAAAGTCTGAAGGTAGTTCTTTTTATCTTTGTAAAAATGAAGATGATTCAGAACATCCTCTAGATAACCCAAGCCCTAACTTAAATCTTATTCACTACTCTCCTGAGCAAGGTTTAAAGTCTATTGAACCTAAGTTTCATGGGGTTCGCAAGATTGGCTCTGAAGCTAAGCAAGGCGCTCCAACTCACAAATTAGCTTTCTTCTATGCTGAAGGTGCTAAGCCTGAGAGTTTGGTAACAAGCGGAAGTAAGTCTAAATACGTAACTAATCTAGGTAATAGAAAAATATACGATATCGCTAAAGACAAAGATAAATTGTGGAGTAAGGCTAAAGCCCTTGCAGACCAAAGACAGGTTAACCCCGGCGTAGTTGATAAAGATGATTTCCACCAAGCTATCAAAGATGCTGGATATCACGGTATTTACAATAGTGGATTAGATAAAGATACTATGGGTATGGTAGTTGGTATGTTTCATCCAACCGATGTAAACGAAGAGCATGAAATGCATCCAAAAGACTTTGATGAAGCTAGTTCAAAAAATCATTATGATGAGCAGAAATCATTATCTAGCGCTCAATCACACGCTAACGTCTACGGTCATCATAATCCTGAGTTTTTACATAATTTGAAAGAATCATTTAAGGTCAAATAATATGAAAAAAACTCAACTTCCATTAGATTTAGAAATGCCTCAAGAAGAACAAAATAATTCTGGCTTGAGTAATGAATACCAGCAAATGGTAAGTGATGACGGTACTTACAAACCACCTCAAAGAATTCGCAGTCATGCGGAAAAACATGGATTTTCTTCAGAAGAGTATATTCACGCTCTAACTGAACAGCCCGGTTTCTTAAAAGAAAACAGTAGAGCTATGAAAGCTTTTATTGAATATAGTGGTCAGAATAATGAAGAAAATAACGATAAAGTATTTCAGATTTTAAAAAATAAAGCCAAGAAAGACGATAGTGCTAGGGATGTTCTAGAATCTATAGTTGAGGGTGGAAAAATACCACAATCTTTATTGGAAGATGTTGCTAAAGGCACTAAGAGTGTTATAGCAACTAGACATAGAAACGATAGTGATGAAGAAGTAGAGCGTAATGTTTTCGGTAGATTAGCTAGAAACGAAGGTTTGGAAGAAAAACATTTTAAGTTTCTACATGACAAGAATCCTGCCGCTGTACTTGGTATGTTTGATAAACTTCCTAACGACATGAAAAATAGTCTTATTAAAAATGATAAAACTATAGATAAGATTCGTGGCGTAGATTTAAGAAATCACATTAATGAAGATTTTAATACTCCTGAGGGTGAGGATAAAAAATTCGGAGCTGCTGAGGCTCGTGCTATTTTAAACCATCCATCTCAAAGACATAAAGATTTAACTAGCCAAGAAGGGTTAGATCATGTATTAGGTAAGCTACCTGATATAGAAAGAAAAGCTTTTTTCGATAAGCATCTTGGTATCGAGGGTGGTGAACAGGTCGAAACTACAGCAGAAGGTATTACTCCTTTTGGAGAGGCTGCAAGACCGGCTCCTGAGGAAGAGTTTCAAAGATTACATAATTGGAACAATTGGAATCATGGCGAAGGCTATGACCAAGATATGGCTGCTAAACTAGCATCTTCTAGGCATCTCTCAGATGAACACGCCGACCATATCAAAAGACACGGTTCTTTTGATGAAAAATACAACCTATATAACAATCAAGATGTAGACCCTAAACATGGCGTCGAAATGTTTCGTAAATGGAACCAGAACCATGAAGACCATGGCTATGATTCTGAGCAATTACAAAATAAGTTAAAGAAAGATAAGCGTAATATTTTTGATATCGACGAAGTTCCTGAAGATTATTGGGAAGAGCATGAAGACGACATGCGTGATGCTGGAGATGAGTGGGCTAGAGAAGGCTACTCCATGGAGCAGTACCTTCGTGATGAAGGTATTAATCCTTGGAAAGATAAAGACCCTTCAGACCATAGAGGCGGTGAGGATTGGGTTGATGAGCATCTTAGAGAGAATCATGATTGGAAAGGCGATAATGAAAAATCTAGACAAAATGAAGGTCGTTTAGATTTTGATAACCTTAATAAGTTAGCTGAAAAATACGACAGAAGCCATGCTATAGATTTAGATGATTTTAAAGAAGTTACTGGATTTGACCATCCTTCTGAAATAGGCTTACCTGAGCTTTATGATGAAAAGAAAGATTGGATTGACATGGATGATGTCCATGATAAGTTAGAGGAATTTGGCGGTCCGTTACAAATAGATTATGCTAATCACGATGATTACACTATTCACGACCATCCTGATTTTGACGATAGATATACCGATGCTGTAAATGAGTGGCGTACTCACATGGATAATGCAGGAGAGTATCCTGATGATTATTGGGAAGACCATTCCGACGATTATTACAACAGCGAAGGCTATAATAATTCTCGTGCTGAAGGCGAAAAAGAGTGGAAGGAAGACCATTTTAAAAATGAGCTTCTGCCAGACCTATACGCTAACTCTCATAATGACGATAGATTTATTCCTGAGCATATACGTGACCACTTGCCAGAATATGAACAATTAAAGAGCGGTCGAATCAATAAAACTGGAGATGGGGCTAATGGTCCGTTCCTAGATAAGCATATTAAAGAACGTTCTAGAGAGCATGAGTATGGAGAAGACCAACACGCTTATGAAATGGTAAAAGACCACGCCAAAGCTAACGGTGGCTCTATTGACGTTGGAACTATGCATAAAATATTCCCTAATCAGAAAGAAAAGTGGAAGAAAATCTTTGACGGTAAAGGTAAGTTATCTGAAGCTGAAGTAGATGAGAAAATAGCTCAAATACCTAAAACTAAATATGGAATTAGTTACGGTAAGTGGGATGCTAATAAGATGCAGAACATCAATCGTCAAGATGAGACTATTATGCGCCTAGACCATACGGATGAATCTTTAGCTCCTATTAAAGAAGACCCTGAAATGTTTAGAACTTTCAATAAAGTAATGGAAACTTCTAAGCGTTCTGGACATCCGACTAAAGATAGAACAATCGCATGGTCTCGTGTGGATATGTCAGACCCTAAGCATTGGTTAGTTGACGAGCTTCAATCAGACTTTGGTAAGACAATGACTCAATATCTTAAGAGTAATGGTCATGAAGATAAAGCCAGTCATATCGAGAAGATTTCTGATTACCATAAAAATTGGCGTGAAGCTTTGCTGAATCATATTATTAAAGAAGCTAAAAAACACGGCGTTGAAAAAGTTTCAACACACTCCCCAGAATCTAAGTCAGCCCATACAGGTTCAGATACAACTCATAGTGTTTATAACGATAGTTACGGTAAAGTTCCTAAATCTATGGGATTTAAGCCCGTTTCTGGTG